TCTAATTTCATATTAATCCTGAATTGCGCCTGGGTAGGTTGGTGGAAACCCTCGGCCACTTGGACAATTAAAACTACCACATGAGCCACTTGTAGTATTTAAATCGATACCACAAGAAGTACATGGACGTGGAGCTTTTGCAATTAACCAATCAGGTATAATTGGTCTATCGCCAAACTCTTGTACTTTCTGTACATTACTAATCTCAGTGAAGGTGCCATCCTTATAAAAGATAACAACCTTTTGAATTTCTTTACTCATAACTAAAATTTCCAAAGTCTTTGCGTTCACGAGTTCCAAATGTGTTTAGAGGTTTATCCTCTTTAGCATCAGGCACATGTGCTGCATCATTGATTAATGTTTGTGCTGATGGTTCTACATCATACAGTTTCATACGTGCTCTATCAATACCAACAATAAAACGTTTGTTTGTAGTTGGATCGTTGTAACGATTCTTTAATTGTTTGACCATGACTTGACCGAGCTTTTCAAGTTCTTCCGTCGAGATAACGGCAAACATGAAGTCGGCTGTCGCTGGGAGACCGAACGATTCTGAAGTATCTTCAAGGCCGACGTCTGTATTTGAGAATCCTGATCGTGTGGTCTGTGTTGCGGATACAACCGGGACGCCTGCTTCGACTGCCAAGCCACGCATTTCTTCTGCGATCGCCTTAACATATGAGTATGTATTGACTGATCCACCGAGTCCTTTAATTCTCGAAGACGCACAAATATTGAGGTAATCGATAAAGATGATATCCGGCTTAAAATTCTTTTTAAGTTTAAGTTCATTTAGTAACGCTCTGAAGTGACCAACGTGGGCCGCTCCAGTTGGATACTCTTTAACAATCAATTTACCAATATTCTTCTGAGCGATCTTTTGAATCTTCTGGTCGTATACGGCTTTCGGCAATGACTCCAATTGATCAACTGGAATGTTCATAAGGTTGGCATCAATACGTTCAGCGATACGTTCCTCTGCCATTTCCATAGTTATGTATAGGACGTTCTTACCCTGAACTAAGGTAGCACCTGCCATGTGACACATAAACAAAGACTTACCAACACCAGTGCCGGCAAGAATAATGTTCAAGGTTTTATTTGGCAATCCGCCTTTAGTGATTTTGTTGAAGTAATCAAGGTCGAAGGGCAATCTTCCTTCCACTTTGTGGTAAAAATCAAAGCGTTGATCTGAGTTATCGATGTAATCATGCCCGATATTAGTATCAAAACTGACACCAAGGGCCTTAGACAATATATCGGGAATTGCATTGTTACTTAGTTCTTTATGTTTGCCATCAATAATCTGAATAGACTCCATGATGGCAAGATAGATTGAACGATCTTGGCAAAACTTCTCAGTCTGTTTAAGCATCCATTCCATATCAACTGGCTCTGCACGATATGCTTGATGAACTTGGTCAAAGATTTCATTCGGTACGTTTGGAATCTTTTGTAGTTCAATCTTTAATGCAGCTTCAGTTGGAACAACATTATATGTTTCGACAAATCGTGAGACCACAGCGAAAAGCAATTTCTCACCACGCTCAAAGTACTCGTCTTTGAGGAATGGAATTGCTCTTCGTGTGAATTCTTCATTCGTGCACAGTTGATTCAGAATCAGTTGGTTTATCATCATTACCTAATTTGTATTTGCCAGAGTCCATAGCGTCTTCAATAACATGGGTGAGAATATCACCTAACAAGTTCATGAACGCTTCATCATTATGTAAATCTTCTTCGGTGAAGAAGCAATCGTTAGGAAGTTTTTCAATCTTAAATTGGAACTTAAGGGTTGCATCACCTTGATCATCAATAGGTTCTACTACTTCGATCGTTCCATACTTATAGATGATGTCTTTGTAATCACCTTCTTTAATTTTGAGGTGCCAGTCCTCATTTGAACTGGCACTCTCAACGAAGGAGTAAGAGTTACTCGTTATCTTCATCAATATCCTCGTACTTATCTTGCATCATTGCTGCATGACCAATTTGGAAATTATCGGTGATGTACTTTTGGAATTCAGTTGAGGCTAGAATGTCTTGCCAGAATTCTTTATTGAGCGTATCTTTCTCTCGTACCTTTGTACCCACGAGCTCACCTGTTGCTCGGTCCACTTTTTGATACCACCCGTTATTAGGCTTAACGACGAAGTTACCAGCCAAAGCAATATCAAGCAAACCAGAATACTTCTGAATACCACCATTGAAAGAAACCGAGACAGGAATCTTAGACTTTTCTTTAACATATCGAGATTTTTCTACGTTAATAATGAAGTGGTAACCTTTGATCTCTGTACCATCTTTATCTTGTTGACGACCCAAGATCCAAATCGTATCGGCTGAGTAGTAAATACCTGTACCACCTGAGACAACTGCCTTAGGGAACATACCGATTTCCATGTATGTATGATTCACTACAACCATAGGAACATCCTTCATGGTCAAGTAAGGTGTAATCATACGGAACAAACCTTTTAGTGCTTTAGCACGAGACATATCTGCAACAGACTTCTCGTTCAATGCATCTTCCAATTCTTTCTTAGAAGCAAGGTTACCAACAGAGTCAATAACGATAATGACTTTATCGCCGCGCTCAAGGTTATTCAATTGACCGACTACGTCAAACTTAAGTTGTTCAACATCGGTAATTGGTGTATGCAATACTCGTGAGGTATCAATACCGAATGAATCGAAGTAGGCTTGTGGTGTACCGAATTCAGAATCATAAAATAACATAACTGCATCAGGATACTTGTCCATGTATGCCTTTGCCATTAGCAAAGAGAAAGCAGTTTTAAAGTGTTTAGATGGACCGGCCAAGACTGTAAGTCCTGGTGTAAGTCCACCATCAAGTTTGCCACTCAACGCAACGTTAATCATAGGAACTGATGTGGTAATCATATCCTTTGCGCCGAAGAACTTCGAATCTTCCAACACCGCAGTGTATTCGATTTTCGAATTCTTCTTTAGTTTATCCATTAAGCCCATTTGTATTCTCCAAAGTATTGAACTATTATATCACATTTTATTACAGGAAGAAACCATCTAGTGAAGCTTTTGGCACTTCAATCATATCTCTGAAGTCCTGAGATTCACTGTGGTTGTATTGTAAAAGAATTCTATCGGTTGCATCGACAGTGTCTCTACGACCTTCAAGGAATTCTTTAATCTCGAACGCCATGTCTGCAGCGGTACCTACTGGCACGTTTTGACAGATGTGGTTCAAGTTTGCTTTAGGGTTTAACAACTCGAAGTCATGAGGTAATCCCATGATTGTCATTGCTTCCCTATAAGTTATGTATCTGTCTTCATAAGGATGAGTTAGCATTGTTGGATAGTGACCAACGAAAGCACCAATGTAATTCTTTGGAACGGTAGTCAATCTACGCATGATGTTTTCACCACGACCAAGTTTGTCATGAATACGCTTACAACGTGCTTCAATGTTTGGATAGTTATTCTCTGACATCCACTTGCCAACTTCTAGATATGAAACGTTGTTACGTTCTATCCAATCCATCGCGTTATCAGTCTTTTCAATCTTGTCGAAAAACTCTCGATGTGAGATTCCACCTTCCATTTTCTCAAGAACATAACGATACCAAGGATCAGTTTTTGTTGGAATTTTATCATTTGTCACAGTATGTTGAGTTAAGTTCTGTGGCATGTTTGCAATGAGATCTTCAATTCGTGTCCAAGGTTTCTTGTAGAATTTAAAGACTGGTGCACGTGTACCACGCCAGAAAAAGTAGAATGAACGTTCACGAATTTGTGGGACGCCATGCAACTGAGATTTTGTACGATAGATCGACATAACATAACCATGCTCTTTAGCAATTGCATGTAGTTTCTCTACGACTGGTTTGCCTACCTTACCAGCAAAGCCAGGTGCATTCTCTCCCCAGAACACGTCTGGTTTCCATGTACCTAAAACCAACTCGGCAGTTTTGTACATCCAATCGTTTGCTGCTGCATCAGAAGAAGCACCTGCGGATAACGACGATAGACCTGCACATGGGCAAGTCGTTGAGATGACATTTACTTTACTTGGAGAGTGAGTACCTTTATCCATAACGTAGTATGGAAGGTCTTTATAGTGATTCACTGCGTGTGAATCGTTGGACGCAAAAGCTTCAAAAGAAGCCAGCCATTCAGGCCGACTTCCCATAGCTTTCTCTTGACCCAATGTTTGTCCACCAATCAATGGGACGATACTTGCATGTTTAATTGTCATAGTCTTTCTTTAATAAGAGTCATCATTTCACTGAATGTATGTTCTGCATCTTGGTGTGACTTATAGAACTCATAAGCCATTTCACGATATTCATCACGCATTCCACGGTCTTTAGATAATTTATCTAGTACGTCAAAGGCTGGTTTCATATCAGTGTCATCAAGCCAGATTGTTCCAGTGTCTTTACAATCGATAAGCTTCTTACCTTGAGCACGATGTGTACAACGTTCACCATAAGATTTACGGAAGACTGGAACTACACCGACTGCAGCAAGTTCACAATGAGTGTACTCAATAGAACGTTGAATGAATCGTTCATCTAACAACGAAAGCTGATAACCAAATGCAACTCGTGACATACGTTCAAGCATTTGCTCATTGACATATGGACCGAATACGTATGCTGGTTGATTAATAGCAATCGATGATGTTGAAATATCTTTGTCAATCAAACCATGGAACTCTGATAGTTCACGGAATGCAAGATATGCTGGTGATTTTTCAATACCTTCAAAGGTAGTGATATAACCATTAGGACGCAAGTACTGGTTGTGGAATGCAAACATTTGTTTGTAACCTTTCCAACTAGTAGTACGACCGATCCACTTATTGTGTAGTTCATCCTGCTCAGCAATGTCTTTCCAGTACTTAGAACGAACTGAAGCAAAATCAATGCCTGGTTGGAAGTTTAGAATAGTCTTACTAG